CCTGGCCTTGTTGTGATATTGGGGAACACAAAGGGAACGCTGCAGCGCAATATCATTGCGCCAATGCAGGAAATGTACGGGCCGCGCCTTGTTTCCGATATTGGCACAGATAACACGGCCAGGATCTGCGGGGAAGTGTGCTTTTGTTTGGGTGCTGATAATGTGCGCCATGTGGACAGGGTAAGGGGCGCAAGCATTAAGTATTGTTACGGGGATGAGTGCGCCACATATCACCCGGATGTATTCAACATGCTAAAAAGCCGCCTGGATAAGCCCTACAGCCGCTTTGATGGCGCATGCAACCCGGAAGCCCCGGCGCATTGGATGAAGAAATTTTTAGACAGCAGCGCAGATATTTACCTGCAGAATTATACACTTGACGATAATGTATATCTGCCGGCTGCCTTTGTTGAAAACCTTAAAAAAGAATATGCGGGAACTGTGTATTATGACCGCTATGTATTAGGGCTGTGGGTAGCCGCAGAAGGGGCTATTTTTCGGCCCTTTGTTGATAACCCGCAAGCGCACATTATCACGGAAGCCCCGCCTATCACAATGGCCAATATTGGCATAGATTTTGGCGGCAATGGCAGCGCCCACGCTTTTGCCCTGGTAGGCTTTACAGCTGGATACCGGCAGATGATTTTATTAGATGAATGGTATCACAAAGGGGAAATAACCCCGCAGCAGCTGGAAGCTTCCTATATCGATTTTGTGAAGCGCAACCGGCGCAAGTATCCAATATATGAAACCCTGGCAGATAATGCGGAAACCACGCTTATAAGGGGGCTGCAGGAAGCCGCAGCAGCTGCGGGGGTAACACCTGTTTATAAATGCAGGAAAACCCCTATAAATGGCCGCATAAACTGCGCTATACGCTTATTTGCCAGCGGCCGCTATAAGATTATGCAGCATTGTACCCACGCATTAGGGGCATATGCTGCAGCTGTATGGGACAGCAAGCAGCACAATGGCCAGGATGTGCGCCTGGATAATGGCAGCTATGAACTTGATATTTTGGATGCCACAGAATATGCCTATGAAGGGGAAATAGGCAGCTTAATTGATACGGATGTATGGGGGGCAGATGTATGGCTGGAAGCATAGAAGCCCGCTTACAGGCTTTAGAAAGGGCCAGGGCCTTACCACTGCCGCTGTATGTGCTGACCTTTACCGATGGCAGCAGCCGCTTTATGGATGCTTTAGGGGTACTGCTGTATATGGCCCGCCTGGATGCCGGCGCAGAACAGAAGCCAATAAGGGCAGCCGAAAGGGTAAGGGGGCAGCTGCCAGCCGGCACAGCCTGGCGCAGCCTGGAAAAAGAACTTGCTGACCATGTAGAACAGGGCAGAAAAGCTAATTAAGCTTTTGCAGATAATATCAATTAAGAAAGGGGGCAAGGTAAATGCCGCAGGATTTTAGGGAAGCGCTACAGGCTGAAATGGAAACGGATAGCGCCCTGTATAAAGCCATACGGGCCGCATATATCCAGGAACAGGCAGACAGCAACGGAAACGGGCTGCAGCAGCATTGCAGCGGGGTTATGGCCGCTATAAAGGCTGTGTACCAGTTAGGATATGGCCAGGGCTTTACAGCCGGCGCAGAGTACGCAGAAAGGGGGCGGGAAATTGATAACCATTAAGCGGGTAAGCGGGGAAAATGTGTATTGTGTTTCCGAAAGGGCGCAGGAAGTATTAGCCACATTTCCCACGCTGGCACAGGCGGCCACGGTGCAGCGCTTCCTATTGGGGGCAAATATGTCTAATGATGCTATGGCCTTTGCTGTGCATTGTATGCAGGAAAGCGAAAAGCGCACAGAACAGGTAAGCGCCCTGCTGTGGGCCGATGAAATCATAAAGCAGGATGCGGCAGAGGATGCCGGCATAGGTAATGCCAGGCAGCCTGTAAAGCGCAGGAACAAGAAGAAAAAGAAACCCGCAGCAGCACAGCCGGCCGCTGTAGCGCCAGCGGGAAGCGGGCCGGCACAGGAAAGGGGGCAGAGTAATGGAACAGCTGGCACAGCAGCTGCAGCAGGTAAATAATGCTGTGGCAAATATCAACCGGGAAATACTGAAAGCGCAGGGAACGCTTGCAACCGTCACAGATGCCGAAAAACAGGCCATATTAGCCCGCCTGTATGCGGACAGGGAAACAGTAAGGGAAATTATCAAAGATGCCATTACAGCGCTAAATAAAGGCATTTTAGGGCAGCTGGAAGGTATCGACAAAGGATTATCAAATTGTGAAAGGATGATTACAGAATGAATCAGCACGCAGCAAACATTAAAAACGCATTGGCCGAATACAAAAAGGCCACAGATGCCGCAAAGCAGCAGATTGAATTTATCACTAACACTTACGGCAAGGAAGCCGGGGAAGCTGAAAAGGAAATCCAGGCTAAAAAGCTGGAAAGGGCCAGGTCCGCAGCTGTGGACACTATCAACAAGGCTGCCGGCGCAGGGTACAAAGAAGCAGAAGCATGGGGGCGGCTGGATGGCAGCAAGCTTACCGATGATGTAAAGCTGCTGGATGCTGGCCTGGTAGATAAGGCTGAATTTAACAGGCTGAAAGCTAAATACAGCGGCAATTATACTATGCTGCATGCCCTGCGGAAGTATGGCGAAAAGCAGAACAAGGCGGCCGGTGATGAAATCCGCGCTAAAAATGGGGATGGCCTAGAAGCTGCCATGGCTGAACCTTTCGACCTGCGGGATATTCCCACGGCAGAAGATAAGCCGAAAAGATGGGAACGGACACAGGCACAGGCCCTTGATCTGCTGGACGCTATGGACGGAAGCGGCAAGTATAAAGACCCGCATGATTGGGGGGCGGCATTTATTAAGGCAGCCATGCCCGAAACCCTGGAACACTTCGGGGAAGATTTATAAAACTGCCACTTTCTGCCGGTTTTCAGCAAAATACAACGGCGCAATTTTTATCGACGTTTGACAATGGGAAAGAAAAAGAAAGTTGGTTATTTGAATGCCTGTAAAAATTAACATCAACCCGGATTTGCAACAAAAAATAGAGAATGCAGCAGAAAAAGCCATCTGGGCAACAACAGAGGAAATATTAGCTGATTGTCAGAAGTATGTGAAAGAAGACCAGGGAACATTAAGAGATTCGGCACAAATTAAATCAGAACCGGGAAAAGGTATCATTGTTTGGGATACACCATACGCAAAAAGGCAGTATTGGGAAATCAAAACAAGCTTAACGCCCGGCAGGACTTGGAAATGGTGCGAAACCGCAAAACTGAAACACGGCAAAAGATGGCAAGGTTTGATTCAAAAAGCAATAAAGAAATTTCTTTAATTTGCCACTTTCTGCCGCTTTTAGGCAAAAAACCCGCCTTTTCTTCGGAAGGGGCGGCTTTTTATGTAAACTTTTACATAATTTACATACTTTGCGCAGTATTCTATCATTTCTACATTGACAAGCACAAGTAAATAAAGTAAAATAAGAGAAGGGGAAACCCTGTAAAACGAAAGGGGGCGGCCACAATGTCGGAAGCATTGGCCAGGTACACAGCACAGAACAATTACCCACAGCCCTATATTTTACCAGCGCAGCAGCGGCCTTTTTCTGCAGACCTTTTCCCGCGCTTTGTGGATTATTGCAGCGTGAAGGATACCACGCTAAAAGGCTATATCAACAATGTAAAAGCCTTTAGCCGCTGGATGCAGGAAAACAGCATAACGCAGCCGGCCAGGGAAGATATAAAAGCCTATGCGGCATACCTGGAAAAAAGCGGGAAGTATAAGCCCGGCACACAGGCGGCATATCTGCGGGCTGTAAAGCAGTTTTTTAAATGGGCGGCAGCTGAAGGGCTTTATCCTAACATTGCGGATAATGTGAAGGGCGCAAAGATTAGAAACAGCATACACAAGAAGGATGCCCTGCCCCGTGAAGCTGTGCCGGCCATTGCCAGCACGATAGACCGCAGCACAGAACAGGGAAAGCGGCTGTATGCCCTTTTCCTGCTGTGCATATCGGATGCGCTGCGCACAGTAGAAATTAGCAGGGCCAATATTGAGGATGTAAAAACAGTAGGCGGCCGCACATATCTTTATGTGCAGGGCAAGGGCCATGATGAAAAAGATGCAGCTGTATTGCTGCCGCAGGAAGTAAAGGAAGCCCTGGAAGCCTACATAGCAACCCGCACAGATAAGCACACGGGCCGCAGCCCGCTTTTTACCAGCACAAGCAACCGCAGCAAGGGCCAGCGCATAGCGCCCACAACGATAAGCACAATGCTTAAAAAGCTTATGCAGGGGGCGGGCTATGATTCGGACAGGCTGACAGCCCACAGCTTGCGCCACACAAGCAATACAGGGGTATACAAGGCCACGCACAGCCTTTACCTGGCGCAGCAGCACGCCCGGCACGTTGACCCGGCCACAACTGAAATATACATACACGCAGAGGAACGGGAAGAACGGAACACGGAACAGCAAGTATATGATTATTTCTTTAAGCAGGATGCGGCAGCAAGCCCGCTGCAGGAAGCTTGCCAGCTGCTGCAGGGGATGCCGGCAGACAAGCTGGAAAAGGCCCTTGCAATGCTTAAAATGTTGGCCTAATTGATATTAGAAGTAAAAGCTTAATTAGAAAAAGGGGGTACAGAACACGGATTTATACAGCAGATTTTACCGGATGGCTTTTGACTATATGGCCCGCTGGCAGCCCTGCCCGGAAAATGAAGCGGCATGGTGCGCAGCTGCAAAGGAAATAGCAGAAGTATCCGCGAAAGGGGGAAATCACCCGTTTTTAAATGATATGCTGATTGCAGTATATACAGAACTTGAAAGGCAATGGAAAGCCATGCACAGAAAGGAAGGGGAACAGGAACAATGCGGGTAATATGTGTGTGCAATCAAAAGGGCGGCACAGGAAAAACCACAACGGCATGGGCAATAGTGACCGGCGCAGCTGCCAGGGGATACAAGGCTCTTGCTATTGATATGGAAGTACAGGCCAATTTATCCTATATCATGGGCGCAAACCCTAAACGGGCCAATATTTACGATGTAATAAAAGGCCGCTGCGGCGCATTGGATGCAATACAGCAAACGGAAACCGGGGATATTATAGCGGCTGGCATTGGCCTTGCTGCTGTAAATGATGCCAGGGCGCTTAATAAAGCCATGCAGCAGCTGCAGGGCCAGTATGATTATGTTGTGATAGACAGCCCGCCCACGCTTACCGCTATGCTTACCGCCTGTATCTGTGCTGCAGATGAAATAATTATACCGGTGCTGGCCGATCCTATGGCAGAGATGGCATTACAGCAGATTAAGGAAAGCATAGACAGGGCAAACCCGGAAGCCAATATATTAGGGGTGCTGGCAACTGACTACACAGGCCGCACAGTATTAGAAAGAGATATGCTGGCAAATATCCGGGATCTGTGCCGGCAGCTGCAGCTTCCCTGCTTTGAAACACCAATAAAGCGGGCTGTGGCATTGCAGGAAGCGCAGTTTTTACACAAAAGCATTTATACCTATGCACCACGCAGCGCGGCCACAGCGGGCTTTAATGCCCTGCTGGATGCCATAGGCATAAGGGAAGGGGGAAAGGGTAAGAAAGCCGGCCGGCGCAGGAAATAACCATAAAACAAAAAGAAAGAAGGGCAATTACAATGGCAAAAGGATTTAGAAAGCAGGAACAGGAAGCGGCCGCAGCCTATAGCGCTGCAGGGCTGCCGGCAGCTAATGACAAGGCAAAACAGGAAGCACAGGCAGTAGCGGAAACCAGGAAGCGCGGGCAGCCTGTTTTTAGGGTATCTGTGGGCTTTACCCCGGAAGTATATGATTATGTTAATACTATGGCCGGGATACAGGGCAAAAGCCTTACCGCTTACCTGGTGGATATGCTGGCAAAGGACAGGGAAAAGAACGAAAGCACATACCAGGCAGCAAAGGCCCTGCGGGAACAGATACAGGAATAAAAAAGGGACAAACCCGGCGCAGCTGCCGCCTAACTGAAATTATTTCTAAAAGCTTAAGTAGAAATGGGGCGCACAATGAACAGCACACAAGGGGTATTAGAAGCCGTAAATGCTCTTTTTACGGCCATAGAAGCAGAAACAGCACAGAGCAATTTATATTTCTACAGTATGCCTTTTGATGAATTTGCAAAGGATATGCTGGATGCCGGCAGCGTTGCCAGGCACAGGCTGCGCCATGCAGCGCTAAAGGATGCCCTACAGGCAGCCGGCGCAGATATTATGCCGGCCGGGGATGTATATATCCTGCAGTTTAATATCTGCATAAGTGACTATATCAAGCGGCCCGGCATGGTAGAAAGTATGCTGCAGCGGAAAAAGATATTTAAGCAGCTGACCCCTTCAGCTGTGCGGAAGTATGCCGGCATGGATACTGCAGACTTTGCGCAGCTGCTGTATGATGTAGCCACAGACAAGGGCCAAAAGCTTACCCTGGAAGATGACGAAAAGGCAGGATTTAAAAGCCCTGTGCTAATGGAAAGATGCCTATATGCTGCCTACATTTACACACAGATAACAGATTATTTAAAGGAACAGGGCAGCAAGTATGCGCTTGTACCGCTTAATAACGCTATGCGGGCTTTAGGCTGGATAAACACAGGCAAGCTAAAAGATTATGACGAACTGGAAAAACACGGGAAAATAGCTGTAGAAGGGGTAACCTTTGAAGTAAAGAACAAAACATTAAGCACAAAGGCAATAATGCTTAATGACTATTTTTTGAAAGAATGTAGGCGGCTACACTCTGCAGCTATTGTAACCTCTGTGCGGGATTATGCAGCCATAAGGGGAAGGGAAACAACCGCAGCCAATATTAAAAAGATTGAACGGGAAGTAGTAAGCGCCATGCAGGAACTGGCCGGGATTGTTTCATCCTGCTATGAAACTGTAAACGGCAAGAAGGTATACAAAGGGCAAGTAAGGATTAGCGGCGGCTCTTCTTATGTGGCTGATGGTATGATCCATTGGAACTATAACCAGGAACTGTATAACCAACTGGAAGCCATAGCCGGCCCGGCCGATTTTCCTGTGGAACTTTGGCAAGCTGACCCGCGCACAAGTACTTATTATTTTGGCCGCTACATAGCACAGAACAGGCGGCTAAATGAAGGGAAAGCCGGCCGGGATAAAATCAATCTGCGCACACTTGTTGCCAAAAGCCCCAACTTGCCAACGGAAGAAAGCGTAAAGAACAGCAATAGAGATTTTACCGGCCGCATAGTAGTTAAAACCTTTGAGCAGCTGGATGCCCTGGAAAGTTTAAACTATGAAGTATTCACGGAAGCCGGCGAAAAGGTAGAAAACCCCTATTCTATGGATTATGAAACCTTTAAAAGCGCTTATATAGTTGTGGATTATACGGACTATCCGCAGCACCCGGAAAGAGTAAATAAACGGAAAGACCGGCAGAAAAAAGCGCAGGAAGCTAAAGAAAAGGCGCAGCTGGAAGCCGCAGCGAAAGCGTCAGCTGCTAAAAGCTGATACCTTTCGATTAGCATAAAGGGTACACCCTTTTATGTGCCGGCGCACAATAGGTACACCCTTTTATGTGAACGGCACACAAAATGTGGAAAACTAAAGGGGGAAAACAGCCATTAGATACCTTTCGATTAGCAGAAAAATGCCGCTAAACCCTTATTTTTCAACATATAGCGGCCCGGATACCTTTCGATTAGCAAATGGATACCTTTCGATTAGCAAATGGATACCTTTCGATTAGCAAAAGATTTTTGGAAGCCTTGAAAAATAAGGGCTGGCGGGGGGTCGATTTTCTTAAGTACTTTAAGTACTTTAAGGGAAGCATTAAGCGCGGGCCTGGCGGCCGCGCCTATGCTAAAATATGGCAGCCTGGTAAATGGCTGCCGGCACAGAAAGGGGGGCAGAGGATGGATACTTTCTACACACAGCAGCGCTGCGATAGATGCGGCGGCAGCCTGGAAGCAGGGCGCATAATGTCCATGTATAACCAGGATTGCATCTGTATGGCCTGTAAACAGGCAGAACAGCAGCGGGCAGATTATGCGGCAGCTGTGGCGGCTGACCATGAAGCCATTAAGCAGGGCAATTATAATTTCCCTGGTATTGGCCTACATGATTAAGCGGCCAGGAAGCGGCAGAAAGGGGGTAATTTCTAATTAAGCTTTTGCAAGTAATCTTAATTAGGGCAGGAAAAAGGCTGCCGGCATAGTCGGAAGCAGCCAGCAGCCAGGGGGCAGGGTAAACACACAGCACAGCGCTTACCCTTCCCCTATTCTAACACAGAAAGGGGATAAAAAGCTAATGGATGTAATGAACGTATTAGGGAAGCTGGACAGGGTGAAAAGGGCAGGGGTAAATAAATGGCAAGCTTCCTGCCCCTGCAGCAGCGCACACAGCCACGATGATAAGAACCGCAGCCTATCTGTGGCCTATGATGAAAGCACAGGAAATATCCTGCTTTATTGTCACACAGGCTGCAGCATTGATAATATCTGTGCTGCTTTGGGATGTGATAAAAAGGATCTGTGCGCAGACACGGAAGCCGGGAAGCGGGCCAGCTTTATTAACTGGTATGCCGGCGCAAATGGCTTGCGCTTTGCTGCTGAATACTCTTATTGTTATGGCACTTACCGGGATGGCCTGGCAAAACTGCGCTTTTATAATGCTGAAGGAAAGAAAACTTTCCGCTGGATAAGGGAAGATGCAAACGCAAAAAGCGGCTATAGAATGACGCATGATGGCTGCCCGAACAGGCTTTATATCTGCGGCAGACCCGGCGCGGATACTGTTTTCCTGGTAGAAGGTGAAAAGGATGCAGATACGCTGCACAATATAACAGGATTTACAGCTGTAAGCGCAGAAAATGGCGCGACAAAGGCAGAGGATGCCGGCAAAAAATGGATGGAAGAATATAACCGGCAGCTGGAAGGGAAAACAGTATACATACTGCGGGACAATGACAAAGTTGGCAAGCGCTTTGCGGAAATTGAAGCGCAGCAGCTGACTGGCCGCGCAGCGCATGTGTATAGCCTGGATCTGCTGGAAGCCTGGCCGGAATGCCCGGAAGGCGGGGATATTTCCGATATGGCTGCAGCTGTGGGGGATGCGGAAGCGGCCCGCCATGTAAAAGACCTGGTAAGCAATGCGCAGGAAATGACACAGGCAGCAGCGCAGGAAACGGCACAGGAAGCGCAGCCGGCAGCCATAGACACGGCCAGCAACGGCATAAGCCAATACATTAAGGGCGGCACGATGCAGGAAGAAATAAAAGCCTTTATAGCTGCCAGCGACACGAAAACGGGCTTTTATATGTTTGATAAGCTGGCCGGCGGGCTGTATCCTGGCCTTTATGTTATTGGGGCTATAAGCAGTTTAGGGAAAACAACCTTTGTGCAGCAGCTGGCCGATAATGTGGCGGCTGCCGGCAAGCCTGTATTATTCTTTTCGCTTGAAATGTCCAGGCTGGAAATGGCCAGCAAAAGCATAAGCAGGAAAACCGCGCAGCTGGATTATGCCAATGCAATAAGCAGCCTAAAGATTAGAACAGGCACAAAAGCCCGGATTATTGAACAGGCCATAGAAGCATATACCGCAGCTGTGGGAAACCGGCTACAGGTAATAGAAGGGGGCTTTGAAACCACAGTAGAAAGCATAAAGGACTATGCCAGGGCCTATATTGAGCAGCACAAGGGCAGCCGGCCGGTAATTATTGTAGACTATCTGCAAGTGCTGCAGGGGGCGCAGAAAAGCACAGTAAGGGAAAACATAGATTATAACGTTGTAGAACTTAAGCGGCTGGCCCGCGCCCTGGATGTGCCTGTAATAGTGATTAGCAGCATAAACAGGGGCAATTATCTTATGCCTGTGGACTTTGAAAGCTTTAAAGAAAGCGGCGGCATAGAATATACCGCAGATGTGGTATTAGGGCTGCAGCTGGCTTGCCTGGATGAAAACCCGGTTTTTCAAAAGGAAAAAGCCATAATGGAAAAGCGGGAAGCAATAAAGGCAGCGAAAGCAGAAAACCC